GTTGATGCAACAGCAATTATTCCAATCCAGATAATCAAACAAATATGGTTAAAATATTTATCATGAAAGTTATTTATAGCTCGAATTTTTAACAGTATTTTGTATTTCATCAGTGTGTCCAATTAATTTCAGTTTGTCAGATTCAGGTATGTTTAAATATTTATCTTTGTTCATTTCAATATCAAGTTTAAAAGCCTTACACCAGTTTATTTCTCTATATGCCATATCTAATAGCAATTCATCTTCACTGTCCATTTTGTATTCTCGTTACCCTATTTTTTGTTTAATAATTAAATCATTGATGTTGTTATGGATAAAATAAAGGCAGTAGTGGCCATTTAGACCATCCTTTACGGCCTTTTTAATCATCTTATGCATCAATGCTATTGAGGACTTTAGATCATTGATATTTTGTGCGGCTTTGAGCTTGTAGTAATCGTCAGATGTGGGGCATGGGGTGACTAGGTAATACGGAGGAGTAGTTGGCATAATAATTATCTCAGTATGTTTGCGTTAAGTTAATTTACTGCATTTGTTGGAGTAATTATAGGTAAGTTGTTTAAAGATGTCAAGAGTTGTTACAAAGTGTTAATAGTTGTTAATAATGATGAGAAATAACAAGTAATTGTAATAAATACATTAGTTTAAGGATATAGATTACAGATAGGCAAGATATTGTCACATTAATATTTATCTGTTGTTGATAAGGCTGTGAGTAACGCAGGACGTTTAACCAGTTAGATAAACTGTGAGTAAGTGGAGTGAAAGTGTCGATTTTTAGGGCATTTTAGTAGTCAAGTGGAGTGAAAGTACTAAATAGTGGTCATAATAATGGGTAAAGTGGAGCATAACGTTGAAAGTTGTTATATTTTGCTGTAAATTTAAGCACATACAGTGTACGCAATCACTATAAATGCGGGTAGCAACTTACTTATTTATATAGTGTGAACGTGTCACATCATTTTTTAAAACACGGGATAGAAAATGGCAGATTTATCAAAGAAATTGGCATCAATTACGGTTGGCAATACAGACACCAGTGATGCGGCTTTTCAAGCACTCAAAGCTGAGATCCAAAAACCTACTATTAATAGTGTCGAACCTGACGATGTAGATGATCAAGAAGCCCTTGCCGATGAAGTCGAAGCTATTGAAGAGATAGAGGAAGCTTTAGAGGATGACTTAATTGAAGAATCAGAAGTTGTCGAAGAAGAGCCAATTTTAGAAGTCGTTAAGAAAGTCGATAAGAAGCTAGATCCTGAGCAACAAGATGCAGTGCAAAAGCGTATTAATAAGTTAGTCGCTCAGCGCAAGTCAGTTGATGAGGAGAATCGGGTACTCAAGGCGAAGTTAGAAAGTTATCAGGCACCAGTGCCAGCTAATATCCCAGAGATAGTTGGTGATACCTGGCTAATAAGACCTGATACTAAGCAACGCGTTGAGATGCCCAGAGCTGCTGATTACGAGGGTAATACTCCTTTATATATGGAGGATATGTATAAGTTTAATAACCTTAAGAATCAGGTCATTAACGCGGTTACATCTCACCATAGACAAGAGTCGAGTAAGACTGCTTACGTTAATCAGATTAAAGATGATTACTTAACGACTAAGTTGCCGGCTGCACGTGCTAAGTATAAAGACTTTGAGGCAGTCGTCATCAGTCCAGAGCAAGAGTCGTTAGAAAAGGCTCATCCTTGGATTGTCGAGGCTTTAATGGAGTCTGAGTATGGCACTGACATTGTATATAAGTTAGGCAAGCATCCCGAGTACTTGCGTGAGCTTACATCGATGAAACCAGCAAATGTGATGAAAGAAATTGGCAAATTGGAGGCTATGGAAGAGATGACAGTTAAGCCACGTACAGTTAGCGCAGCACCTAAACCTATTAGTTCCGCAGGGAAATTAGCAGGTACAGGGGCGGCTAGCGTTAAGACGAAGAGCTTTGAAGAGATGTCTATAAGTCAGTTAAAAGAACGCTTAAAAACGCGCCGCTGACCCTTTCCTATCCCGGAGGTGATGCGGCAAACTCAACTTAGAGACCCGCATCATGTCTACTGCAAATAATTTTAAAGTCGTCGATTTCATCGGCAAAAACGTATTAGCCCGTACCGTCAATAGCTTAGCATTCGCCCACACTGCTAACCGTGATTGGGTAAATCCTTGGGGTGCAAGCAATGACTTCAAAATTGGTGATACTTTACGTATTCGTAAGCCAGTTTATTTCACGTCCAACAATGGTGCCGAACTACAAGTTCAGGGCATTATTGAAAACCAAGATACTTTAACGATTAACTATCAAAAGCACGTTGATATTGCTTTGACATCGGTTGACGTTCAACGTTTCCTACAAGATCCAGAAACCAACATCTATGAAGGCGCAGCGCAAGAATTAGCCAATCAGATCGATGCTGTTGGTGCTCAAACTGCTGCTAGTCGTGTATGGCGTACCATTGGTACTGCTGGTGCCGGTATTACCTCGTTTGCCACTCCCAACTTAAGTGTTACCACCCAGCGTAAATATGGCGTAGTTAATAGCCGCTACATGACGTTCAATCCTGGTGATGCCGGTTCATTACGCGCAAGCTTACAAAACAGCTTCAATAAACCATTTAATGAAAATGTTTCGCAATATGCTCGCCTAGGTGAAGTTGCAGGTCATGACCTCATTGAAGATCAGAACTTAGCGATTCATACCACGGGTACATTTGCTGGTACTGCATTGGTTAATGGCGCGCTACAAAGTGGATCGACCATCAATCTTAAGGGCTTCACCGCTAGCCAATCTGGCGTATTGAATGTTGGTGACGTTATTAGCTTTGCTAACGTTTATGGCCTTAACCCTATCAGCCGCTTACAAGTTGGTACTGGTTCAGGTAACTTGGCTCAATTCGTGGTACAAGAAGTTGTTAACTCTGATGGTAGCGGTTTAGCTACTGTAAGCATCTTACCTGCTATCGTACTTAGTGGTCCTTACCAAAACGTTACTACTGCTGCTGCTGATAGCGCTGCCGTATCTGCTGTTGGTATTACTGTACCCGGCACTGCTGCTCAGTGGTCTAATAACTACACGTACAGCCCTGATGCTTTCACTTTAGCGTGTGTTCCACCACCAATCATGATGGGCGCACCATACTGTAAAGTATTTACTGATCCAGAAACCAACATTTCGATTCGTTGTACTGTTTCCTACAACCCTGTTACCGATCAAGACATCATGCGTTTCGATGTATTCTTCGGCTGGCAAGTTTTTGGTCAATACTGTACTCGTCAAATCGGTTAATATTATGATTAGGGTGGGGCGCATTCGTGCTCTGCCCTTTTTACTGGAGATAATATGAGCAAGGTTAAGAGCAAAGATCGTAAAGAGTTGGAAAAGAGTATGACGAAGGCGTTTAATTCATTATTGAATAGTCAGCCTGAGTATAGCGGGCATAAAGCACCGGATTTAGCATCAAAGATGAAGCGAATTGTGATGACTGGGGATAAAAAATGATCTTTAACCCTACATTACTCATGATGACTGATTCGGCCAAGAAGAGTGGGCAGCATTACGCACTCTATAAAAGTTGGGAAGAGTACATTATCTGTGATTTCTACGAGCGTGATGATTACTTAAAGCGCGGCTATCGTGAGGACCCATCAGAATTTCTTAAGTGTATAGCTGATTGGGGCGATCAAATGTCCAAATTGGCAGATAAAAGAGATTTGTTGTCACAAGAAATAGAAGAATTAGAGCAGAAAGTGCCAAAAGTTCGCAAGAAAAGAGTTAATAAAGTGAAAGTTGACGATGAATTTGCGCAACCAGGTGATGATGTAATATCCGCACATGAGCCCATGGTGGATGATTAACCAGTGATTTAACCATGTCGAAAACTGCAATTCAATTGATTACCGATGCATTCTTGCAAACTGGCATGATACCGCAAGAAAATGCGAATGTGCCAGCGTATATGATCAACCAGGGATTAGTGTTGTTGAATGACATTATTCTCATGTGGGGATCAGATACAAGCCTCGCTCCTTATCAAAATGTTATCAATTTCACGTTTAAGGCCAATCAACAGTGCTATAAGTTCGGTATTGGCGATCAATATGATGTAAATGCTGAACCAATGATCGACATTCTGTCATTTACCTACGAGATTAATCCAGGTAATGGTAATAATTTGGTATTTGCCTGTGAAATGATGACTGAGACGGAGTATTCATCGATACTTTATCGTGGTGTTGCGACATATCCTGCAAAGTACTTAATGCGTCCATTTGCCGAATATACAGAGATTGTAGTTCAGCCATTGCCTCAGCAAGATTTTCCTGTTCAATTAGTTTTGAAGCAGCGGTTAGCTGAGATTAGTCTATATCAAGACTTAGAGTGTAGATTTCCGCCAGGGTTCTTGCTGTGTCTTAAGTATCAGTTGATGCTAGATATTTGTGATGCATTCTCCTTCGAGTGCTCCACTTCGTTCCAGTTGAAAGCTGCTAATGCGCTTAAGAGTATGCAAGCTAATAACAGGATGGACCTCTACTCGCGTAAAACTGAGACTATTAGTGATAAGCGTCGTCAAGTATTTCCATTTACTGGATGGTTTACCTAGTGGGCGGTAAGGCGGTTGATTTTCCGCTAGCTACACAGACCTCGCAAGAGAGATCAGTTGAGCAAGATAATAGCTATATCATTAACTATTACGTGACATTTGATCCGCGTGGCACTAAGCAGATCATGCACAATCCAGCTCCGGGATATACGCTACGTTATACGTTGAGTACATCTAGTGACCCTATACGCATGATCTATAGCGATCAAAATAGCGCCTATTCCTACTGCTTAGCGTTCAACTCATCACTGGTTTATCTACTTGATAAGGGGCTTAGAACGATTGTTGTTGGTAACTTAAATACGTCTTCTGGATTTATTGGCGTTACTAGTTCCACGTCTCAAGTACTCATTGTAGATGGCGCTAATGGTTATGTGTATGACATTAACGCATTAACAACTACTCCTATTGTTAGCGATAACTTTCTGCCTAACCCGCTCGATTGCGTATTCTTTAATAATTACTTTGTAGTCTGTCAGAGTAATTCGAATCAGTGGTTTATATCTGCAGCAGGTAGTGCTAGTACGTGGAATGCAGCTAATGGAGTTATCTTTAACGCTAAGGCAGATACTTTACAGGGTTGTGCAGCTGTAAATAACACGTTATTCATATTTGGCAATTACACGATCGAAGTGTGGTACCCGCAGGCTCAGGGATCATTTCCGTTCACTTACAATACTAATATGCTGTTTGAGTTTGGATGTATTGCGACAGGATCTATTGCAGAGGGTCAGGGACTATTGATGTGGCTAGCTGGTGATAAAAATGGTGTTGGATCCGTCTATATGACGAACGGAACTACCCCAGTTAAGATAAGTACGCAAGAAATAGACTTAACTATCAGAATGTTTGATGTAGTAAGTGATGCAATTGGATTTGTCTTCAAAGAAGCTGGTCATATCTTTTATCAGCTAACCTTTCCTACAGCTAACGTGACTTTCCTCGTTGACGTTACGCCTACAAATGGTGAGATTAGATGGTCTAATTTAGAGCGCTTAAATGGTGATTGTCATATAGCCACATGTCACACATACTGGAATGATCAACACTTAATCGGTAGCAGCTTACGAGCTGTCATTAATGATTACTCTACAGATATCTCTACTGATGATGGAGTGGCTAGACACTATAGAGTTCAGGGGCCACAATTGATGTTGCCTGCATACAATAGATTTAAGATAAACAACTTTGAGGTTAATTTTCAGGCAGGTACTGCTAATGCTAATTCACCTGGTGATGATCTTAAGGCTTTCCTATCAGTATCTAGTGATGAAGGTCATACTTTTTCAAGCCAGAGACCAGCTGAGTACGGAAAATTAGGCCAGTATAGATTTAGGGGTCAATGGTATGGGTTGGGTCAAATGCGTAGCTTTTTACCACGTATTGACGTCTACTCAGTGGTTCCTACATTTATTATGGGCGCTAAAATTGTGATGGAAGAAGGGGGTTCATAATGGCTACTAATCCACTAAGCCCGGCACCAGTTCAGACACCATTTGCCGACGCTAATGGCAATATATCGAATGATTGGAATAGATATTTTTTTAATACTTATGACACGGTTAATTCGTTAGCGGGGTTTGCTGTGTCTCCAAACTTGTTAATCAACGGTTCTTATAATTTTCAGGTTGGTATTTCTACACCATTAACGCAAGCTGCAGGTAATGGGGCATATATTGCTCAGACTTGGCAGATTTATGGTGCTGATAATGCGGAATATACGGTAACGAGCACTGCATATGGGCTATTAGATGATTAATTCGGCATATTACGAAGACATTAATGTGACTTCCTGGAATGGTGGAGATCTTTATATCTATCAAGCATTTTCTGGCGTTCAATATGTGAGAATGGTCAGTAATAAGACAATTACTTTTAGCGGTCAGTTTACGAACTTAACGCAAAATGATGTGGCCATACAATTCGGAATTAATCGTTATTATGATCCTGGTAATGACTTGTTGTTGGCTAGAGCTGTTAACTTAAAGCCTGGAATTAATTTGATTAGTGCGACATTAACAGATATTCCCATTCCTTCTGTTACTAGCGCTGGGTCTGGAGCTGAGCTACAAGCTCGTATGTACATTAATGGCTTTACTGATACGTGCAATATACGTGTACATTACATTAAAGCAGAGTTCGGAAGGGTTAGTACACCTAACTTTACCGATAATTTCACAGAAAAAACCCGTGTACTTAACTTTTAAGGTGATCTTATGAGCATGATGGATGATATTTTCGGTGGTGGTCAAGGTGCTGCCTCAGAAGATTTAGCAAATGGGTATAACAACTCTATTAGTACCTACGAAGATTACTTAAATAAAGTAACGCAATTATTTCAACCTTGGATGGATCGTGGTAACGCGGCTGGCGATAATATGATGAACATGGGTAATTCGCAAGAGTCCCAATTCGAAAACATGATGGGTAATGGCGAAGGTGGTACAGGTGACTGGATGACACAATATACCGCAAGTCCATGGGCTGAATATCAAACGGATCTTGGTACGCAATCAGCTAATGCTGCTGCGGCTGCTGGCGGAATGTTAGGGTCAGGCAATAACCAGAGATCAGTTGACACTATGTCACAAGGCATTTCCTCGGCTGACCGTCAGAATTACTATAACGATATGATGGGGTTAGGAGCTGCTGCAACTGGTAATTACAATCCACTTATGCAAACTGGCGCAAATATGACCAGCTCGTTAGGTCAAATGACTTATGGCACAGGTCAGGCTATTGGTGGTGCGCAACAAGGTATTGGTCAGGCAAATGCTATGGGAGACACTGCTAACAGTGCCATGTGGAACAATGCAATGAACATGGGTATGTACGGCCCAACTGGTAGCCCAATGCAGTATCTTGGTGGTGGATCTGGTAACGCTTGGTCGGGATCTGGAAAAGGAACCGGGCAAAGTAATGCTGGGTTAATATCTGGCCTGATGGCATTAATTTAAGGAGTTTAAAAATGTCCGACGTTACAGATTTCATGAATGCAGCTCCTAAAGTGCAAGAAACAGCTTTGAACTCATTATATGGTGGTCGTGATAGGCAGCTTGGCGCACAGAATGCTTACTATAATAATCAAAAGTTGGCGGCTCAGCTTCCATTTGTTGCGCCACAAGAACAGGCAAGCCTTCAAAAGGCACAATTAGCGAATCAATATTACGCTCCATCACAAGAAGCAGATATTAATGCTAAAAATGCTCAAGCTGAAAGTGCGATGGCTAATGCTGATTTAATTGCTGGGCAAGCTGCTAATTTAAGTCAGGATCAATGGGCTAAAATTTATTCATCTTCGCCAGATTATGCTAAGCCAAATATGTTGGCTGCGCGTCAAGCTGCTATGCAAGCAAATCCTGCATTGGCAGGTACAAGTGCGCCTGGATTTAACGGGCAACAAACTCCTCAATCGTCATTCGCTCCGCAAGATATTGCAGCTGCTCGCCAAGCTCAGCAAAGTGGAATGATGCCGCCTCCTCAAGATGTCGCTATGCCACAGTCTGCAATGGCTGGCAGTCAAGGCAAGGCTCCTGGATTAGTTCCCTACAATCAGACTAATGCTCCTCAATATCAACAATCTCCACCACAAGTGGCTAGATCTGCTATGGCCGGAATGCCTACACAATCACCATCTCAAGCTAATAATGCAGCTACTACTTTATTTACCAATACACCTGAGATGCAGCAGAATGCGGCACTTGGTCAAAAGCTAGCAGTAGGTGATGCTGGATCTAGAAATGACTTCAATAATGATGCAAGTTCATATGGAATTTCTAAGAGTATCAATCAATCAATAATGAATAATCCTGACATGATTAATCATTATTCTGGTGTTATTGGTGCTAATAAATTTAAGTATGATGAAGCCAAGTACGGAAATAATTTTGCCGCCGCTCCTCCTGAGTACACGGCAATGAAGCAATTAAATGACACTTACGGAAAGATTACGCCTGATGCATTAGCAAAAACATTCACGAATAGTGGAACGACTGGGAACATTAATAGTTCTGCTGCCATTCTTCGTAAAGGTTTCAGTCCTGGATCAACAGAAGTTAATACATTAAATGCTATGACTGAATTGCTTAACTTGCAAGCTATGAAGATGCAGCCTAAGGCTCAGTTTGGAAATATGTCCAGTGAGTTCAATAAATTAACAGGAGCAGATGTTAATCAAGACTTAGTTAAAAATCCAATTGTAGCGGATATGACTAGAGATCAAGCATTAACTTTCTTAAAGAGCAAGTCAGATGCTGATAAGGCTAAATATGCTCCTGGTGTGACACAAATGCTATCACGTCAGCAAGCACCAGCTCCTCAGCCTGCTGGATCTGCAATGTATGCACCTATGGGAGTTAATCTAAATGGCTGATGAATTAGATTCGATGCTAGCCAAATATGGCTCTCAAGCGCAAGCTTCAAAATCAACTGCATCAATTGGCCCTAGCCATGCAAATGATGAGCTTGATCAGATGTTAAGTAAATACAGCGGAAATCCTAATCAAGGTGCTCCTAGTATGAAAGAATATTTTGGTGACTTAGTATCTGATGATTCAGATGAGGCAGTTAAGAATGCAAGAGATGCTGATACCTCATTTTTTCATGTTAAATCATCTCTTGCTGACATAATTCCAAGTGGCAAGCGTGACCTAAGTAAATTAACGGCATTAGCAAGTGGTGCTCTACAAGGTGGTGCTGAGGCTGGTCAGGCGCTAGCTAATATTCCTAATGTTGCAATTAAGGGCATTAACTCGGTAGCAAATACGAATATTCCTGCTATTCCTATGCCAGAAATTAATGCATCACCTTACGAGTATCAGCAAGAGGCTAAATCTGCACACCCAGGATATTCAATTGCCGGCAATGTTATTGGTGAATCTGCATTAGCGGCACCAATGTTTGGCGAAACAATGCTTGGTGCTGCTCCTTCATTATCAAGATTGGCTGGCACTGGTGCTGCCGTAGGTGCTGCTGGTACGAATAGTGAAGATCCATTATCTAGATTAGGTGGAGCAACATTAGGTGCTGTAGGTGCGGCAGCTCCATCCTTAGTTGGTAAAGGCGTTCAAGGAGTAATGAAAGGAATTTCTGGGTCAACAATGAACCCTGAAACTGTTAATGCAGCTCGTGATGTTCTTGGCGAGGATGCTGATTTATTGCCTAATGTTCTGCTTACGAAAGATGATCAGGCCAAGAAAGATTTCATTAATAAAGTAATGCCGGCTGCTGGTAATGATAAGTTGCGTCAGCAAGCTACTATTAACGCTGAGAAAATAGATTCAGCATCTAATGACATAATTAATGGTTTCAATGTTGCCGATAAAGATGGCTTAGCATTAACGAATGATAAAGGAGAAGCTCCTACGCAATCACAAGTAAAAAGAAATGTGGTTGATAAGATTAATAATGCTCATACTCAAGCTAAAGATGAAACAAATCAGCTTTATAGCATGGTGGATGAGACAGCTAAGTCATTAGGGGATAAATCTAATGTAGATGTTAATAGTTACGCTAATAAATTACAGGAAATAGTTAATGCCCCTGAAGGAAGTTATCATAAGGAAGCAGTTAACCTCGCTAAAAGTCAACTCGATCAATTAAAAGAAAGAGGGGCCGTATCAAATCCTGAAAAAGATAGCGTAAATAAAGCATTTGGGATGAATAAAGATAATAAGGGTATTAGCTTTGAAGAGGCGACCAATCTTGATAAAGATATTAATAAGAAAATCGGTAATAATGTAGGTAATGCTCATGAACCTGCGCTTCACCATGATTTATCAGAGCTTAAATCATCATTAAACAATGATATTAGTCGCTCAACTGATCGATCTGGTAGCGAGGAATTACACGACCAGTGGTTAGATGCTAAAAAATCTTACGCTACGAAGGTGGCACCATTTTATGAAAATAAATCTTTAAAGAAATTCCTACATAAAGGGAATGTTAAAGCAGAATCTGATGATGTATTGGTTGATCTCGTGAAAGGGGATAAACCAGAAAGGCTTGAAAAGACTTTAAGCTTAGTTCCAGATATCAAGGATGACCTAGGATTTCTTAAGTTGCGCTCTACAGGCGATAAAATGGGTAAAAAGAATAATCCAGATATTCAAAATGCGCTAGAAAGCATTAGAGCAATGTCAGATGATCAAGGGGTTACTCTTTTTGGCCCTGATAAGTGGAGCAAGTTAAATAGCCTAAAGACTTTGCATGGTGGATTGAGAGACTATCTGGATATTGGGAAGAATCCTAATACAGGTGGAAGAGTTCAAAATGCAATGGCAAGTAGCTTAACGGATGCGCTTAGCAATTCTATAGCAACCGGAGCTGCATTTGCTGGCAATGCTCCATTGGCGATTGGTAGTTTAGCTGCAAAAGCGGGTGGTAAATTGGTAGGTAATAAGATTAAAGGAAATGTTTCGACAAGTGCTAAACAATTTGCAAATGCGAATGCTAATAGTCTTTTATCGCCTGCGGCACAAAAAGCATATCGATCAACATTAGCAGGAGCTGCCAATACTGGCTCAACGGCTATGACAAAAAAGGATAAAAAGTAATGACTACTTGGTACAATTTAGCACCGCAGCCGAACTGGCAGGAGTGGTTGGGCGTCACAATTTCATGTAATCCAAGTGAATTTATTTTTGCTGCTAATTATTTAACAAATACGATCACGTTATCTGCTTCCAGTAATTATTTTACAGGTAAGGCCGTAATGTTGAATTCTGTTGGCGGTACATTGCCTACACCATTATCGTCATCCACTCCTTATTACTTGATATTTTTGTCACCTACATCATTTCAGCTGGCTACCACTTACGCCAACGCAATCGCTAATGCGCCAGTAACTTTAACGGGAAATGGCACGGGAACACTAACTATCATTAGCACTGGTGTAACTTACTTGCAGCCCAATGCTAATGGTTACATGAATACCTTTAGCTCACTTGCTCATCAGGTGTTAAAGCCTACTTATACCGATTGGACTGGCGCTACAGCTAATACTAATCCTATTGTCTTTGACAACAAGGGAATGGCGACTATTTATTGGGAAGTTGACGGTGATAACGCTTTAAATAATTATTACATTGAAATTTATACGGCTGATGGTGTGCTGCTTTATACACGTGATAACTTTAATGCTCCTCCTGGTCTTGAGACTGCACAAGATATCGTTAGTGATGCGCAAGCAAACTTATTATTGAATAATGAATTTGATTTCTGGGGCATGTACGACTACGGTATTAATGATATTTCAGTTGTTACGGCAAACTGCTCTGTTATTGCGGCTACTGCTGTAGAGACTGCTTATTATTGGCATTTTTTTAAGTCAAATGATAATGCAACGGACGTTCTAACGCGTCAATTATTCCCAGCTGGTCAAACGGATGTTCCTAATACGCCTGTTTATTTCATAAATTTAGCGTGTACAAGTGCTGGAGCTGGTGGCGAAACATCTAAATCTTTTTATCAAAATATTACCAATGTTCAGAATTTAGCAGGGCAAACAGTAACGCTAAGTTTTGACGCGATGTCGACTACCAATGGGACAATCCTAGGGACAGAAGCATATCAATTATTTGGTTCCGGAGGATCCGCGCCTGTAACATCGTCAGGATCGGACTTTGCGCTTACTACTTCATGGGCGACTTACACCACGACATTTACTATTGCCAGCCTAAGTGGGCAGAGTGTTGGGGTTGGAAGCTTGCTTCAAATGTTATTTGTGTTGCCGATTAATACAACTTATAGCATTAGTTTATCGCAAGTCCAGTTAACAGTTAGTGACACTGTATTGCCTTACCGTCAAATGACGAGTGATGAAAGATTTGCGATGATGGCATCAGACAAGCAGGCTCATTGTGGAGATGTAAGAATTCAATCTTTTGGAACTATTCCAGATTCTTGGATGTCATTTCAAAATGGTACTGTAGGTAATGGATCAAGTGCCGCAACATTATTAGCCAGTCCACGGACGACATCATTATTTGCTGCATTGTGGAATACATATTCCGATTCAATATGCCCAGTTTACGATAAGACAGGCGCTAAAGTTGTTCGCGGTGCTACATCATTAATCGATTACGCAGCAGATTATCAAATTCAAGCATTTTTTAATGGTGGCCGCGTCATTGCGAATACGGGCAGCCCTAAATTAAGTTTCACTTATACAGCTCAAATAGACACTGTAAATACCATTACGATTGCAGCCCCGGGATTATATTCTGATAGCACTTTATATTCGGGTATGGCTGTTCAACTTGTGACGACGGGTACCGCTCCTGCTGGTTTAGCCGTTGCCACAACGTACTATATTATCAATGGAACTGGCATAAGCGTTCCTACTGCTCCTACTGGTGTATATCAATTATCTGCTACGTATAATAATGCAATTCAAGACCAAGTTCCGATTGTTATTACTGATGTTGGTACAGGTATCCAAACATTAGTCGTTGTTGATGATCAGACGGGAGCTCCACAATTAATTACGCAAGTTGCGGGTCAAGCAACCGGTGTGAATAGTGGATTAACTTCTTCACACTCAGTTAATTTAAATTTAGCTGGTGGCGGTGTTGCCATTAATCTTGTTAATCCCGACATCAATGGTATTACAGCAATTCCCACAACGCAGCCGACGTTGGCTTTACCACATATTATTAAACTTTAATAGTATAATAATGCTTTGAATGTTTTAAATTTAATCAATTAATGAGGGTAACAAAATGGCTTATATCGTCGGCATTCCAGACAACTTGATGAACTTTGCTTCAACTACTGCAATGTCAGCTTATGACGTATCAGTAACCGTAAATGGCGTGGCGACTGAAGTCGGAACTTTAGTTTCGGTTTATGAAAGTGGCATCTATCAATATCATGCTACAAACCAAACTTTTGCAGTTAATGGCACCACGGTGTTTGCAGCTCTAAATGGTGGTGTATGGGTTGAATATGCACTTGCTACCGCAACTCTTGGAAATCCACAAGCCTATATCTTAATTGATACTGCAACGAACAGCATTTCAACTGCTAATTCGATTGCTGCTGGTACGATTACCAGAACAATGTTAGCAACTGGCGTTAAACCTGAGGCAATCATTGTTGCATCTGGTGCCACTGTATTTGCTGGTGGTGCTGTTACTGATACGCAAACTGTTGCTGGCGCTGTTGCTGGTGATCTAGTATTTGCGTCATTATCTGCTGCTGCTAATGCTGTTTATCTTCGTTCGGCTAGCTTATCTGGCACGACGATTACTTACACATTCAGTGCTGATCCAGGTGCATCAACTATCAATTATCAAATTGTTCGTGTAGCTAGTTAGTAACTATTGCCCCTCTGCTTGCATGGGCAATTTATCTTATTTAAGTGGGGATGAATATGGCAGGCGCGCAAAATTACGCATTAGGTACGATCACTCCTTACGATCCAAATAGAGCCTTGCCATACGGCATGGAAGCTATGCAGAAAAGTAATCCTGTTGTATTAGATGAATTATTTACCGATTCTGTTGGAGCTACATGCTCACGTGTGATTATGGTTCAAGTTAGTGGATTAGTTACAGTAAAGTATGCTGATTTATCGACAGATACTCTTTATATCGCTGCTGGATCACAGTTTGTCGTTAGAGCGTTTGCAGTAATGACGACTGGAACTACTGCTACTGGTATTTCTTGGGGCTACTAATATGATGATGGGGCTGCAACTATCAATTTGGACCACAGACATTGAATCTGCTGGTGTAATCAGTGAATCATTTTATGTTGATGACGTAAATCGCATATACGAAGATGATACGAACGATCTATATACGCCAGGGGAGTAGTAAATGGCTAATGTTTTTTTATGGGATCATGTAATACATGCGCCACTTTCTGCTGCATCAGATTTGGCAGCATTAGATGTTACTGATTACATCAATGGTGTTGTTGCAAACGTCATTAATTTAGGAATATTTGTTTATAATAATTCCGCTACTGCTACACCTGATAATATTACAGTAGTTCAGCCAATTACTGGCCCTGGTCGTTGGTTAATCTCAACCCCTAATATCTCTGTGGCTAATGCCGTTCTTGGATCACTTGGTACACCAGGATCACTTTCAGAAATACCATTCACCTCTTTGGCTCGACAATTATCCGCGGAAACTTCAACATCTGCCTATCGTACGGCATTGACAGCTGCTGCAAGTGGTGCAAACTCAGATATTACAAGCATATTAGGTCTTACCACGCCATTATCTGGTGCTATGGGTGGAACTGGCATTGCTAATACGGGAGCAACACTAACAATTAGTGGCGCAGCATCGGTCAGTGGTTCAAATACTGGCGATCAAACTAGTATTACAGGTAATGCAGCTACCGCTACAGCTTTACAGACAGCTAGAACTATTAATGGCGTCAGCTTCAATGGTACTGCAAATATAACAGTACCTTCTGCTGCGGGTACATTGACTGGAGCCACTCTTGCATCTAATGTTGTAAGCTCATCACTTACTGGCTTAGGTACAATTACTACGGGTATCTGGAACGGAACAGTATTAGCGACTACGTATGGAGGAACAGGAAATACTACTGGCCTAGCATCCTCTGTAGCAGCCGCGAATATTACAGGTGGAACATTAGCTAGCAATGTTGTTGCGTCGTCATTAACTTCTCTTGGCACGATTACTACTTTAAATGCAGTTACAGAAACTCTAGGTAGCAATACTATTGCTGGCACGTTAAACATATATCCTTCTGGTAATGCACTTGGTTATCTTAACTTGTCGGTTGCTAATAATTCCGGAAATTTCATAACTTCTATTACTAATGCTGCCCAAGCTGGTGCGCATACTTATACAATTCCTGACGCGGGAGTTAGTACTAACTTTGTAATGGGTGCAGGTACGCAGACATTGGCTGGAACTTATACATTCAGCAATACGATAGTAGGTAACATTAGCGGAACATCTGGTACGGCTTCGGCTGTTGCGGCTTCCGCATTGACTGGCACCACATTGGCGTCGAATGTTATTGCATCATCCTTAACTTCGTTTGGGTCATCACCATCGTTAACTAGCCCATCATTGTCTAGTCCAACCTTAACTGGGACGATTACTACTTCTGGATTAACTGCATCATCTGCTGTCGTTACTAATGGAAGTAGCCAATTAGCATCATTGGCTTATACGTCAGGGCCAACGGCATCGACATTGGCATCTAGAGATGCAAGCTCTAATGTGGCATTTAATCAAGTTTTTTGTGGCATACCTGGAACATCTCAAGGAGCTTTAACCATTTATACTCCTTCAGCGTCACTAGGAAACACAATATTCACTGCTAGCAATAATGCAGGAAACACTCAAACTACTATAAATACAGCCTCACAAGCTGGAGCAAGAGCTTATACAATTCCTGACGCGGGAGTTAGTACTAACTTTGTAATGGGTGCAGGTACGCAGACATTGGCTGGAACTTATACATTCAGCAATACGATAGTAGGTAACATTAGCGGAACATCTGGTACGGCTTCGGCTGTTGCGGCTTCCGCATTGACTGGCACCACATTGGCGTCGAATGTTATTGCATCATCCTTAACTTCGTTTGGGTCATCACCATCGTTAACTAGCCCATCATTGTCTAGTCCAACCTTAACTGGGACGATTACTACTTCTGGATTAACTGCATCATCTGCTGTCGTTACAAATGGTAGTAGTCAATTGGCATCATTAGCATATTCTTCATCGGCAACGGCATCAACATTGGCATCTAGAGATTCAAGTGGGACCTGTAGTTTTAATACAGTATTTTTAGGAACTCCAGGATCTGCCGGTGGTGCTCTAGCTATTAATCCTACATCATCAGGTTTTGGTTATACTTTATTTTATGCTAGTAATAATACTGGGAACACAGTAACTAGTGTGCTGACAGCTCCACAAGCTGGAGCAAGAAACTATACGATTCCAGACGCTGGAACAAACGCATCATTTGTAATGACTCAGGGCGCGCAGACCATTGCTGGTGCTACTACTTTTTCAACTCCTATTGCAGTAGGTAGTGGCGGTACAGGAGATGCTTCATTTACTGCATATTCAGTAATTTGCGGCGGCACAACTTCAACAGGAGCGTTACAATCTATTGCTTCAGTAGGAGCTAGCGGCCAAGTATTAACGTCTAATGGCACTAGCGCATTACCTACATGGCAAGCTGGAATTGGTACGGCACTTCAAATAGTTAACACTCAAACGTTTACATCTAGTGGAACATACACGCCAACTTCAGGAATGCTTTATTGTATTATTGAAGCTGTTGGTGGTGGTGGTGGTGGAGTTACTACTGGAGCAAGTAACATTTCTTCTGGATCTGGCGGAGGATCTTATACAAAAGGATTATTTACTGCTGCGCAAATTGGATCTTCACAAACAGTAACAATTGGTACTGGAGGAACTGCCGGTAATGCAGGGGTTGCAACTTCCGTTTCAACTTTAGTTGTGACAACTGGAGGTGGAATAGGGGTATCGATAACTGTCGCATCTACTCCAGGAGGAAGCGGTGGCGCAGCTGGTAGTGTAGCTGGTGGGAAGTTAATTATGGCAATTCCGGGTGGTGATGGTGGCCCTGGTCAATTTACAACAAATGGTCAAGGATCTGGATTTGGTGGCGCTTCTTTTTATGGATTATCTTGCAAAGGCGCAGCATCAGGGTCGGCAGGAAATGCAGGAAAAAGCTATGGTGGTGGAGCATCTGGAACGCAAAATGGCACTGCCGCATCTGGAGCACCTGGTATAGTTATAGTGACTGAGTATTGTAGTTAAATATTCTTAATAAAATTGTATAATATTATTTTCAAAACTGGAGAGTAAAAATGAGTTTTTTAACATTAAGTGAAGAATTAGAAAGTGCATTATCTGCTGTATGTCATATTGCGCTACAAGCTAAGGGTCTAGACGCCATTTCATTGGTTAATACTGTTATTGCTGGTGTTAAATCAATCGCTCCTGCTGCTGCTGCGCCAATTATTGATGATATTGCTCCAGTAATTGAGGCTGTTGCCGTTGCTGAAGCCCCAGTTATTACGCCAGCATTAGCAGCTATAGAAGCTGTAGCGGAGCCAGTATCAGAAATAGTGAACGATTTGGGAAAGTAATTAGTTCGGAACCAAAGCTAGATGGGATCTGGGCGAGATTGTTATATTTATTAGGGCTTAATAATGGCTGACAAGAAAATGTGGATAGCTGATGCTACCAAGGATAAAGGAGCTCTGCATAAGGCTCTTAAAGTTCCAGAAGGCAAGAAGATACCAGAAAAGAAACTTGAAAAGGGTGAGAAATCCAAATCGCCTAAGATTAGAAAGGAAGTTGCTTTAGCTGAGACACTTAAATCGTTTAAGAAAAAGTAATACTTTTAGGCAAAAAAAACCCACAGCGGCTCTTTAATTCGTTGTGGGCAGTACAAAATCGGAGATTGACAGACCGTTTGTATAAAGTAATTATAGAGTGTTAACATTATTATTGTCAATAATGACATTAACTAACAAGGTGAAAGTTATGGGATCAGTTCCGTATAAAGCTCAAGATGGCTCAAGAGATTCAATGAGAATGAAAGCACCAAAAGAAATGGCATCATCAAAAGGTGGCCGTGAAGGCATGAGTGATGCAATGAAATCAACCAAGGGAACACCAGTTAGTGGTGAATCGATGAATGGCATGTCTATGCGTGATGTAAAAATCCCGATGGGCGGAAATATGTGCTATGAAATCGGTGATAAATTACCAAAAGTTCGCAAATAGTATTATTTAAACCCCGGGGGTCTTCCTCAATAGCAAGCCGGGGTTTAACTTTATTTACATTTATAAAATTCATCATGATTATTTTTCGCGAAATTATCATAAGAATTTACAGCTTCTTCTTTCGTATAAAAAACTTCCTAAAAAATATCTCTTTCCATTCAAGCAAGCTGCTGCACACCATTTTTTATTGTATTTTGTTTGATAAATTCCCTTAGATCTTGTCTTGTTATCACATCTAATACGTTGTTTTATTATATTATCAGATCCTGTTACTGCTCTTAAATTAGAGATCCTATTATCATCTAAAATTAAATTAATATGATCAATCGTTTGCGGGGATAAATCATTGTACATATATATCCAAGCCAATCTGTGTGCTAAATACTGTTTACTGTTTATCTTTCAAACCTATTGTTCTATATCCTGCAGCTGTTTTAGTACCGGAAATCGATCCTATTTTAGCTTTATGACTGGTAGACTTCCACGTAAAATTACCTGTCTCAGGATTATATTCTAATTTTTCTTTCAATTCAGATTGTGTGATCATTTTTAGTCCTAGCTATAGGTGAGTGAGTGTCAGCATCGACAACCGCTAGGAATGGTCGATATTATGGACTCCTCCACTGACGGTATAATTATATAACAACTTAATATTGATATCTATATAATTGTCAGCTTATGCCAAACTGGAATGGCAAAACTTGCGTCTTTTCAGAACTGACAACCTATTATATCAATTAATCCTCTACTATTACCGATGGATGATTATTGCGGAAATCATGTAGACCTTGAAGATGGGTTTTATGGATTTCAGCAGTTTTACCATGTGCATCTAGTATAGATTTATGCATATTTCCAGCAAGTTTCATTCCCTCGACTTCAATATTAGCATCACTATGATATCGTTCAGCGTCAGTAGTTGCCTTTATTTCTTGCAGAGATAAATCGGCCTTTTCTCTTTCTACATTGTTCTTATCGGCTGCAATAACATTTTTCTCATGTTCATTTTTAGCTAATATTTTCTTTAATTCAATCTCTTGTTGCTGTAATTGAAGCTCAATTTTCTTCAAGTCTTGATCTCCGGCCTTTAATTGCAGCTCTCCTTGTTTCAACTGTAGGTCACCTTGTTTAAGTTGCATTTCTATCTGCATCATCTGATCTTCAGGATTAGGTTTTTTAGGTTCTTCCGGCATATCCATCTCTTCACGCAGAATATCAGCAGGATTTTTACCAAGAATAACTTGTCGTATACGATCTACAATTTGAGTCGTATTTTCAAGATCAGTATTAGCAGCATAAAGATCAGCCAGTGCGCCAACAAGCATAGGATTACTTGGAGCAAGAGTGGCCATAAGGTCTTTAAGAGAGTCCATATTTTCTTGCTTCTGAATTTCATAGTTGCTGCCAACAGTAACTTCAATTCCATAATTACCTTTTGTTAGATCATTTTCGTAGTCATCACCTTTGGGCTTGTTGATATTGACGATGCTTTGATCACCAGATGCCTTTCTAACTGTTATATTACGTGTACTATCATAAAGAGACGGAATTAATGACATTACACACTTTGCGGTCTGCTCAATAGCTCTGCCCCAGTTATCAAAGTACACAAAACTAGCCATTGATCCTTGTTTAGCTCGGTTATTGATAGCAACACCTGACTTTTCATTACCTTGTTCGCCAGTATTTGCCTCAAAATAACCTAATGTGTTTTTAATATCTTGCGTGGATTGCTGAAACAATTGCATAAAGTTAGGTGATATTTGAGGGGGTGCCACCTGCTCCGGCATGATTCCTTGATCTCTATTGGCTACGAGAGCGCCTTTAGCTAATGAAGGATTTCTCCACATTGCTTCGTAACCCTTGAAGTTTTCAGGTGTTCCGATCCACTGTTCTTTATGAGAATTCATCAAGTTCTCAATAGCTTCGGACGCCGTGTAATTAACTATTTTCTGCGCATCTTTAGCTGTTCGGTGATAAGACTTGGTGAATTGCTTGCCTTCAATAAATTGACTATGGCCATCTACAAAGATAATTGGCATTATTTTACTAGGCCATACAGCCTCTTCTAAGATCTCATCCTCAGACATGATGTAATTCATTATCTTGTAGTCGATGGTATCTCTAGTATCGACAATTTCTAGTGCTTCATGAGTATCTAAAAAAGAATTATCATTAATTCCGAAGCCTAAAGAGGTCATTGTCTTCTTTAACTTCTTCTCTTTGCTCTTAACGCGAGAGATCATTTCTTGATGCAGCTTAACCTCTTCTCTAGCCTCAGATATTTCTAGTGATCTGCCATCGCTTAAAAGGGCAATCTGCATAGGGTAAGCTTCTTTCACATACATGTTTGCTACTCTAACCCATTCTTCAGAGCGCCAAAAGCTATCAGATTCTCTATTTAGCTGAGTCGAAGGGAATGAAGAGGGCATTTCGTCTGCAAAATCTTTCTTTCTATCTGGAAATTTATCGTTAAACTCCTGGATTGTGTAAGTAATCATCTCACCGCAAAACTTACTATCTGATTTAGTTGCTTCTTTAGCTGTGGAATCCCAAAAACATGTTAAAGGATCATCAATTGCCCTAAATTTTGGCACTTGATTAAAGGACATGTCCGATTCATACTCAACATGAACAGCAATGGCGCCAAATCCACGTAATAACGCGCTTTCACCGGCTTGTTGAAATACAATTTCTGACTTATTGTCAAAAAATATTTGTCTCATTAGTCCATCGTATAGATCAATCTGTGGCTGGCTTACTTCAGCATTTGGGTTGCTTTCATCGGTCGTCGTGTATACCTTAAATTCTGGGGTTTGCTTACGATATTGGCCGACTAAGCTGGCAATAAGGGCATAGATATAATTAATTTGCAGGCAAGCTTTGCCTTCTTGAACTCGCTCTTGATATAAATTTTGATCCCACTGATTAATGACGGCAAAGTAAATATCCTCTTTAGCGTTTTCAATATTCATGTTGAAGTACGCGAACCATTCGTTAACGCGCTCAATGGACCTAGAAATAAATTGATCGTCATCTAAATCACGATCTGGCTTTTCATCTGATACAGCTTGGCCAAGTAAATAACTTGTTTTTGGCATTTTAATATCTCCGTGGCGGGGTGTTATACCCTAGTTGATTCATTAAGTGCTCGTTGGTACGAGACGAGTTTGGCGCTTTGAAACTATCAAATTGCAAAGTAATGTATTGTAGAGCATCTTGCGAGTGTGAATATTGGTCTTTATCCGGCATTTCTTTGTACTTTGTTTCGCCTTTACCTACGGCTATGTTAACTTTTTCGTAATGATAAGCTCCCTTTAACCCTTTTCTAATCATGGGCGCTAATGGGCCTATTTTAATACTAGGATCACCATCAATCATTGTTGTTAATCTTCTGGCAACAGATTCTCGTCGTGGTAAGAACGCATTAGTCTTAGCCGGTATTGTATTGATCCCATGATCTTTAAGGATGGTGAAGCAGGTCTGACGCTCATTTAGCTTGCCGCCCATATCAGCTGAGCCAGCAGGATCACCAACAGATACTTCGATTTCAAAGTCACCGTATCTACTAGATAGGATTGGATTTACACAATTAACAATAAATGAGGTAATACCCATATAAGACGTTACTATCTCCTCTAGGATTATTAATTGACCATTAGGCAATAACTGAGAGATTACACAGCAAGGAGTAAGTCCAAAATCCCACCCTAAGATAATAGGTATATTTGCAACTGGCTTTAGCATTGGTGCAAAGTGAACGGAATCGGAATATTCAGGGTAGACAGGTCGACCATCAATGGTACTTCCCCATTCACCACAAAGATAAACTCGAATCCATTCTTCACTTGGGCCGTTAACTTGCTTTAAGTAATAATCAGCGCCTTCGCCTAAATTAGCAATATTCTCGGCATCTGGATTAATTGTCCAAGTTAAACCATTAACATCATCTTTATGCCCAATTAATGCTGGTGGGTAGTGATGAACGGAGTAATTATTGGGCTTTTTAATTTCGAATTGGTCATATAGCCAGTGATCATTGTCAGGTGGGTTAGTGTCTAAAATAACACCACTCCGCGTAGCCTTAACACCATCAAACTCTTTAGATGGGTAACGTCCAGTACGGCCTACGGCATGATGAAGAATGTCTAGCATGGAAAATCTAGCTTCATTCATCCAAATAAACGTACTCTCTAGAGACATTAGCTTTTTAATGTCATCATCATTTTCGATGGACATAAACACCACTTCAGCTTTGATGTCTCCAAATTCGAAATAATGGACTATGGGTGAGCCATGAACAATTCGTCCTGTCTCAGGGCACGGGAAAAGCTGCTTCCACGTACGCAATGTAGTAGTCGTGATCATTGGGTATGACTCACGAGTAATGATCATTCTTGTACGTCTAAATCCGTCAGGTGAAGGATCTTGAGAAGCCATCAGTCTGAATAGTTCGAAGCAAGCAGCAACAGATTTTCCGCAGCCAACAGGACCAATAAGCAGTCGAACACGATTAGGGTCAAGATGAAATTTAAGGCCGGTAGGTGTTGGCGTATATGATATTGGGCTAGCCATTATTTAGTGGACCCATCAAGATTAACTGTAATCGTGTAAGGTACAGCGCCAGTGCTAACTTCAACTTCTGTGCGCTTAGGAGCGTCTAGGCCCATCAAGTCACGAAGATCTTTAATGGCATCGCGTGTATTTTTTAGGTATGCAACATGAGCGGGGGATACCGTAAAGTCGCTCTTGGCATTTTCCCATTGCTTTGAAGTCTCGTTAGCAATATAAAATAACTTAAGTGCTAGATCTTGGCGAAAAGAATCAACATCTTCCCAGATCTCCATCTGATATTCAGCATTAAGTGATTTAATGTAATTTTTCACCATTGCAGTGGAGAATCCAAGCATTACACCTATTTCAACGTATGAAAACCCTTGAAGTCGGTACTTCCAGCATGCGTGGGCAAGCGCCGTCATCTGCTCTTCATTCGCTTTTTTCGAGTTAATGGGAGACTCGGACAGAATCTTCTCAGTTGCGTTGCTAATCTTCTTCGCCATTTTATATTCATCCAGTAATGAATTGTTGACCGATCACTCAGAGGTTCTTTTTATTAGATGATCTACCTTATCATGTAATTTCTTTATTTCTATTTCATTTTTTGAGTCTATGGTTAAGTCTAAATTGGCTTTAATCCTATCTCGTTCGCTCGATCTATTATTTGACATCATAATTATCGGGCATTGTATGGCAGCAACACAGCTCAGAAATAGGTTGAGAAATGAATAAGGGAAGGGATCTATCGGATGAACAAAAATCTCGAAAGAATTAAGAGCGCACCAGCCAATCATCACGGCAAAGAAAAATATAATAAATGACCAGCTACCACCAATTTCAGCAACTTTGTCAGCAATAGTCTCGCCAAATGTTTCATTTGCTATAAATTCAGCGTCAATCTCATCAATTATTTCATTTTTAACTTTTTTTCTGTCCATAACTTGAATTATCCTCTTAAAATTAAGTTAATATTATATATTATTTAGACAATTGAGCTTGATTTATGACCGATTTAACGAATGCGACATTAATGCTGCAACAGTGGGAAGGATGCAAGTTAGAGGCTTATCCGGATCCTGTTAGTGGTGATGCTCCGTGGACTATTGGTTATGGCAGTACGGGTTATAATATTATCAAAGGTTCTACTTGGACTCAGCAGCAAGCTAATTTAGATTTAGAAAATAAGATTAGTACTTTATACGATGAGATTAGCAATCTAGTCGATTACGATTTAGATGACTGCCAATACTGCGCATTAATATCATTTGCCTATAATTTAGGCATTGGTGCATTATCTGGGTCAACACTGCTAAAGAATCTTAATATTGACGGATATGGTAATTCTCATGACTTTTTACCATGGTGTAATGCTGAAAGGCATCCAGTAGAAGACTTGCAGGAAAGAAGAATTGGTGAAATGTTGTTATTTTCCGGAAGAGGAGTGAAGTCACAGGCGGCTTGTAAGGAATTATTACCGACTTACTACCCATGATGGAATTTATAAAGAGTGCTTTGACAACATCTGACAACAAGACAGCAGATATTATTCGAATTTGTTTCTTTATGTCTTTTGTTGCCTATTTGATACTTCAACTATTAGATTATCAAGAGTTCAGCCCGACTACTTTTGCATCCGGGCTGGCAATATTGTTTACATCTGCTAGTGGAAGTTTATTGCTTAAAAAAGACACTGAACCAAGTTAGATATTCATGGCTTGTAAAGTATTTGGGAAGTACTCCCTTAGTTCACTTGCCATTGATCTTGCTAATAATTCGTGTTCTTTTTGAGTGCCATTGCCTATTCTAGCTTTCATGTAAAACACTAGGTCTCTAATAGTTCCGGTGACATAAAGAGTACTAGCCGTCAAGCCTTCCGGAAGTAGTGACCTAGCTACTTCTTTGGCAATTCCCCTTAAAATAGCATCTTGATAGGATTCAATGGCAGTATTCCACACGTCATATTGTATTTCGTCCCAATTTTCGCAATGGTCCTCATCGTAAGTAATAACGCTATTCTGACGATTTTTTGGATCTTGCAATCTGCACTCTTGCTCGACCATTTCGGAGTTCATTTCGGCGTATCTTCCGCTATATTCTTGGAAATTTAGGCTCCTATGACGCAATAACTGCCTACTTATAGCTCTAGTGGTGCTTATCTCAAGGGTTGCGGTAACCATCTGCAAGGGCGAGAAGTGTCCATGAGTAATAAGATACTTGAGCAATTTAACTGAAGTATCTAAATTACCCTGGTTAGCAGGTGATGACACCCTGGCGGTGTAAACTATAAATTCCTCTGGCGTTAAGTGTTCTAAGTCACCTAATGTCTTCGATATTGCGATCAATTTAGCAGAGTGCATCTTATTTCCCTGTTATAGATTTATTTGGAATCCTATAGCTCTTTTTGAGATTATCAAGCCTATTATCATTTCTTAAGGAGTTCTCATGGTCAATTCTATGTTGAGGCCATCTACCATTCATGTACAAAAAAACAAGTCTGTGTGCATAGTGAGACATTCCACCTAATCCTATTACCACATAGCCATTCTTAGTTATGGACCCTGCAATTTTCCCGAATTTTACTTTCTGACGTGAAGTTATCCAGGTAAATAACCCTGATTCAGGGCAATAGTTCAGGTTTTCCTTAAGCAGTTTCTGAGTTACTTTTTTATGCTTCATTTTCTATACCTGTCATCAAGTTCTGGGTGATCTTCTATTGCCTGCAGGCATGCAAGAGCGTTCCAAGCTATGCTAGCAAGGTGCGAGTTGCCATCAATAGCATCATGGTCTTTGCCGTCCATAAATTCGATAGAGTGCCTGAAAATGGCATCTATGAACCGACTAGACGTTAATCCATTGCGATAATTATTTGGGCCGTACTTTTTCTTGCCAAGAGCTTCTATCTTTCCAAGTTCATTCAATCCAGCAGGCGGCAAACAAGCAAAAGATGGCTTATTATCATCAAATTTAACGCCTTTTTGATCTCTATCTGCAAATTTATTGATAAAGTCTTCTCTTAGGAAAATATCGCACGTATAACATCCGCCTGTTACTGATAATACAGATTTGGGGTTTTCTTCTCTTTTTACGCACTCACTGCAGTTTCCTTTACGCTTTACATCAAACATTTGCTCTTCCCAGTCATTCATTAATTATTGTCCTTTCTTCTTCTGCGATGCTATTCTGCTTTTAGCAAATGCAGGTGAAATTTTTTGTAACTCCAACCATTCGTCGATGTCTTTTTTATAAAAATACACTTTATTGACGATAGAAAAGTAAGCCGGTGCTATGCCTAGGGACATATATAGACGTAGTGAATGAGCCGAGCAGTCAATATACTTAGCAGCATTAGATAGCGTCATCCTACCGTCATGAGTTATGGTTATTTCGGATATATCTTTCTGTTTAATTGTCATAATACCCTCCCCATTGTTATATTCTGCTGCAACTTTATTAGCTTGTTATTCAGAGTCCAGACTTCACCCGTCTTATCCTCAGCAATCACCCACAGAAGGTCGTGCTCCTGTGAATAATCAAGAATTGCTATGGCTACGCCTTTATTCCATATTCCTGGCTTAGACTGAAATACCACGGGAATGTAAGGACTAAGCTGCGTCAACATTAGAGATGTCCTCTTTAGCATCGAATTCTTTGGCTAATTCAGCGATAGGCTGCATGCGATCTTTAATTAGATTCTTTTGATTTTTATCTAGGCAGCTATACCATTCACGCAAAGCTACTTGACCACTGCCAGCAATGATCTTCGCGTTGTCCAATAATGTTTGCGTAGCATCCAATACATCAAAGGCAGCTTCGAGTATTTCAGTATTAGGGGATGGATCTACTTTTTTAGGCTTGTAGGATGATTCTTGCTTAGTACTGGTTGAGTCTGCCTGAGACAACTCATCTGCGGTGTAAAGGCCGCTTAGCTCATTAGGTGCGGCTTTCCTAAGTGCTAATGCCTCAGCGCACTTGCTTAACATAGCACGAGGTAGCCTAGCCCATAACCCACCAGGTTTACCATTAAATACTTGCATGTATTCATCCATGTAAGCAGTAGCGGTAAATTCAGCAACATGAGAACCAACTAGCATTTTAATAGTTACAGAAGCTGATATTATTTTCCCATCCTTCTCAACAAAGGTCGCGTCACTGTTTCCGATCAATCTTCCAGTTCTTGAAGCTATTAATCTAAATCCATCAATAGAGGTTTGAATGGTTCTTTTGTTCCCACGCTGTATGCTATATATCTGATTGTCTAATATGCTTAAGCCTTTCTTTTCCGCAATCGCTAAGAAAAGTTGAAATTCTTGATCTGTAGCTCCAGAGCAATACACAGACTTTATTAAATCTATTTGGTCATTAGTATAAGAGATTTCTTTCTTCACATCTTCATGTTCTATTACTGCACTCATTTTATGCTCCAGTTTTCTTATAAATTAACATTATCAATCTCCGGTTATTTAATATTTAATTCTTGCGTTTATTTTCTTGTCCGTTTCTTTTAAATTTACAAGTCTATTGTCATGTCTATCTAAATTAATATGTAACATTGTGTTAGGCCAATACCCATGCACATATAGCCATGCCAGTCTGTGAGCTAGGTATGGTCTTCTATTAATGCCAATCCTAATTTCACCGTTATACTTAGTGCCGGCAATCTTACCCTTTACTGCACCACCACCAATCTTTGTTTTTAACCAGATAAACTTACCAGTCTCTGGGTTATATTTAAGATTATCTTTCAGCTCATCTTGTGTAATCATCAGTCGACCTTTTCCCTGTATTGAAATGAAATTTTAATTCTATCCTTCGGCACATCGTTGAATCTTTTTAATACGTGTAAATCCGTTACATAGCTGTCATCGTGATAGAGGACCTCATTAAGAGCATCAAGCACTGACTTAGCAATGTTGTCACAATCTGGCTTGGTAACCTTATGCTTTAACTTATTGTTAGCCGGCCTCTTATGGTGAAACTCTAGCCATACTTCTAAGGCGACCTTAGGCGCTATAGGCAGCTCGTGCATTCTTAGCCATCTAGATACTCTCAATGCCAACTCTTCCTCGAAATTTGCCGTCTTTACTGGAGTGTAGTGGCGTATTGAAAATCCATTGGTAGCAGTGGAAGACTTCTCAACTGTGGATCTTGCTCTAGCCTTTGCAACTATCGGCATGTCGCACATAAAGGTATAGATATCGGGCAACATTACTGCTCAACCTCCATTTCTCAGTCAATTTTCAAGTTGAATTCATGTACATACTTTACACTATTTTTAACTAAATGTAACATCTTTTAACACTTTTCCTTATTTATTTTAATGATTCTAAGTAAATACAATAAGTTAAGATAATGGATTACAAATATGTAAGATTAAATCACAATAATAACAATTGAATTGTAAATATAATTAAATTACAATGCGCTCCGATGTATTTAATTTAATGTAACTTAATGGGGGCAAGTATGAAGATTGACGGAAATAATTATATTTTGATGACTGATTGGGAAAAACACCACTCATGGCCAAGTCTGAATGGGATAAGAAATATCAGAGCCATAGCAGATAAAGGAGATAAGCAAGGTGCAATTTCATTCTTTAAAA